TTGATTTAATCTTAGGCACAAGGTTTTGGAAATCATCATAGATGGTGTGTTTAAATTCACGCCATGCGTTCGCGTCGCTCTCTAAATCCTTCTTCAATTGTTTTTGTGCCTTGAGGACTACTTCTTGTCTTTTGATTTGGATATAGTCTTGAACCAAATCTGATGTTTCCTTTAGGGTTATTTCCTCGTCGGTTAATGGATTCATAGTGTGTTTCCAATTATACGCTCTAATGTAAGAAGATACCGTTAGGTTATCCATTTCATACAAGTCGCACATTTCATCAATGGTTAAGCCGCCCCCATCATTAGAATAAGAACGCCTCATCTTTCTATGGTCGTCACCACTAATGACTAAAATGTTATCAATATGCGTTAAGAAAGTCAAATACAAATCTTTGCCTTCATCATAATAAGTATGTATGATACTTTCTTTAGTTTTGTTATAGGGGTTTTCCTTTTTGTATTTACCAATTTTAACACGCCACGCATCAACAGAACGTCGAGGGTCCATTTCATTCAGAAATTCAGCAAATTCTTTATTGCTTACGAATCCCTTGTTTAGATGTTGTGCGATTAAGTCTTCTCCGCCATGATAGCGATTTCCCATGAACAATACGATGTTCAGTTATGTAATAAAGATTGGTATATAATTTATTTAATTCTATTGATTCCATAGGGCTGAGAAAGAAAAAACGAGGCTCAGTAAAACGATTACCGTTATTCTTTTTATTCTTCATTAGTGTTTGTGTTTCCCCCCTAACCAAATACATACCTTTGAAGAAATAAAACAAATAAGCAATAAATCCGCAGTAATGCGTTTAATTCTTTCACAAAAAGGCCGAAATTATAGAAATAATACAAACGAATGTTTATAGGATGCCCTTATTGTGTGTTAAATATGGCGAAACAGCGTAGCCGTTTTCCTTTCTTCCGAGTATTCCAAAGAAAGGAACCGGTAAGAGCAGAAGTAAAAAGACTTCCTACTAACAAATCATTTACTGTGGCCGCAGGAATACCTGATATAGTGCGTGATACGGAAAAGATTAGGACTGATAGTAATTTTGATAACGAGTTTGATTTATACGATTCGATGTTGAAGTTAGACCCTGAGTTAAACGGTGCTGTTCGTGCAGTATCACTAACTGCTAACAATTATGAAATCATTTATTCACGCGGAAAGAATGCACGCATACGAAACGCAATACAAGAGTTAGTGGAAGAAACGCTTGACTTCGATGATTTCCTAATTAACGCTATGCGTGGTCTTATGGTATATGGTAATGACCTAAATAAAATTGTAGGTAAGGCGGGCGTAGGTATCACCGATTTACAAAGCCTCCCTGTGAAGCAAATTACTATTGTTGATGAGAGGGGCGGGCTTGGCTCTTACTTCGTAGCCGACGAAGACTCGCCTATTACACGACCGGTAACATATATGCTACGCGAAACAAAACTAACAGAAGCGGAATTTCCTGCAAACGAAATCATGCACATAAAATTAGATTATAGAAGTAATTGGTTTGTCGATAATAAAGGTCGAAAGACCTATGGTATATGGGGTGCTTCAAGATTTACTGCTCTCAAGCAAGCAATACGCATGAAATATAACACGATGAATAACAGACTATCTCTTGAAGATGCTATGACGAAGCAATATGTAACCATAGACAAGTCTGCTATCGAGCATATACAAGACCCTGCCGAACAACAGGAAAGGCTTGTGCATATTATGGATGAAGTAATTACTTTGTTTGAGGGATTGCGGGGCGACCAAATACCTGTTCTCCCTCACTATGTTCAATTGCACCATGTCGATTTGGAAAACACCATACCAAACAGTAATGAGTTTCTTGACGCAGTAAATGGCGACATAGCAGCGGTCCTACAAGTGCCGAGAGTGGCGGCAGGACAAGAACGGGGTTCGACATTCGCCGCAACTTACAATGCAAACCTTTGGGCTGTTGGTGCTATCTCCCGAATGCACCGCATTTTAGGGGATGCTTGCATGGGTCTGTTTTCCCTCCACCTTAATTTGTTAGGTATAGACCACCGAAAGCAAGATTTACCCACTATAATTTTTGATGCTATGGACACCGAAACCCCATTGAACACAATGCAAAGAGTAGTATTGGGTTATCAAGCAGGGGTTCTAACATTAAATCAATCATTAGATATTCTTAACCTACCAAGCGCAGGGCGTAGTGGCGATGAGAGAAAAGAGGATTCAGTAGGAACAGGCGAATTACCGAGAGAACATTCGCAACAAGGACCTTCTGATGTTTCCGAGTGAGTTAATACAATGCTCTATTCCCTTTGTATTTGGGGTTGTTATCGTCATAATAATTGAAATGTTGATAAATCAACTCAAGCGTTGGAAGCGTATGAGCCGAATGAAATTGAGTAATCCTAACGAAGCCCTAATGCTTACTTTTGGTATGGGGGTAGTCATGGCTTGGGTGGTTATAGCCGCATCTGCATCATATTTTAGTATCGTGGAAGAAAGGGAGATTTCAGACAGCCAACTAACAGTTATTGGTCTTCTCGGTGGTCCTGCACTTCTAATCATAACAAGTGTCCTTGATTTATTCAAAGGGAAAGAAACAGCAAAAATAAACATTCTCCCCGACCAACTAACAAGCGATGTTGCTTCTGCTGAAGCAGTTGATGCACACACAAGAATGCTTGAAGAAGTAAAAATGAAGCATGATTTGGAAATGGAGAAGATGCAAAAACAACACTCTTTAGATATGGAAGCATATCAAATCACAAGCGGAAAGAAAGGCGGGAAATGATATATGAACACATCTGATTTTCCTTATTCGTTAAATTCTTCTCAGACATTTTACGCTGATTTATATTTCAGAAGGAATGAGTAATTTGTATTATGACGGTAACCCTTTATGGGTCGCCGTTCTCCGGCTTATTGGAGTAATAATTTAACCATAAGTTTGAAATCTCACAACATATTTTGGTGAAAAGAGGTGAGTCCTTTGACGCAAGAAGAAGCAGATTCAATTATTGAAACAATTAACGAAAGAGCCACAGAAGTTAGACAACTAATCATTACGATAGGTTCTATCCTTGCACTTCTTATGCCCGCTGTTGAAATGGTGGGTATTCTCGATATTACACCTTACGGTCAAGGCGACGACGAATGGATAGGCGACGATGATTGGGAATGGGAGGATGACTTCACCTGTGGTGATGGTTCAACCATTCAAGCCTCTTTGGTTGATGACGGCTACAAGAATTGCCGTGATGGTTCCGATGAACCCGATGACCCACCTCCACCTCCGCCGGAAAATAATACAACGGTTGTAATTCCTCCCGATAACAATAATACGACTAATCAAACTACTAATGAAACTATCGAGGAAAATTGCGCCCCTCAAATGTGGGATGCTTTTCATCAATACGACAATACTACCGGCAACATAACCCTACATTGGGATGCTGACCTTACTTGTGATGATGCACCACACAACCTAACCGTCATTTGGACCTTTTACCATAACGATACGGGGAATTGGTCGGGTATTCAAGAGGAACATACCTATGAAACCTATTATCAGAATTGGGATTATGTGAATATATCATTCGCCGTTCCCGAAGGCCGTTATGATATTTTCTCCACTTTCAGATTCAATGATAACTACACAATCGGCACAGATTGGTTCGATATAGTGATACAGTAAAAGCAAACATTGGTTAAACACTAACCCCCTATATGGTTCGTGGAATTTCCCATCTTTACATATAGTCCCGAAAAACCCCTAAATCCGTATGGAATTGAAGAAGCGGCAAGCGCGGCTATCGAAGGAAATAAGATTTGTATAAATTATGATTTTGGATTTGACCCTGTAACATATTTCTGTGGGAACACAGGAGGAATAGGAGAACAGTATGGTTTGTCCTTTGGTAATGTCGCCTCTCTTTCCTTTTTTCTTTGTTTTGTCGCCCTTTCTCTTTTGTTGTTGAATAGAAGTTTGATAAATCACTAACCTAAAACTGCTTTCTATGTCGTGTGGTTGCGGATGCAATAAAGACGAAAAGGTTGAAGCCGCTTTAGAAATATGCAGCGTATGTTCAACAGAAGCATATTGTA